ATGCAACTAAACAAAAAATGTCTAAATCTAAACGTGGGATAACTCAGAAAAGAAATGTGCCAGTATTTCAATATGATACTACTGGAAAATTATTACGAGTATTTCCTAAAATTAAAGACGCAGCTGTATCCGTTAAAGGATGCATGTCTAATATTAAAAAGTGTATATCTGGAAAAAGCAAAATTGCTTATGGATATGTTTGGGCCTATTCGTAGCGTTTTATAGAAAATAAAATATTATTTACATGATTTATTGAATGAAAAGAGGAAAACTATGCGTATTTGCATTTTTCTGGCTCGAGGTCTTGAAGGTTGCGGTGTAACTAAATTTTCTCTTGAGCAACGTGATTGGTTTATTAAAAATGGTCATGAAGTAACTTTGGTTTATGCTAAAGATAAATCATTTACTCGTACAAGTTCTCATGACCACAAATCATTTTCAATTCCAGTTATTTTAGCTAAAGAATACGATAAAGCACTTAAACTGATTAATGATTGTGATATTCTAATTATTAATTCTGTTCCTGCTACTTCCGTTCAAGAAGCCACGATTAATAACTATAAAAAACTTTTAGATAATATTAAACCTTCTATTCGTGTTGTAGTTTATCAGCATGATCATTCTGTTCTTTCTTTGCGTCGAAATTTGGGATTAGAAGAAACTGTTCGTCGAGCTGATGTTATTTTTAGCCATTCTGATAATGGTGATTTTAATAAAGTTCTGATGAAAGAATGGTATCCAGAAACTGTTTCTCTGTTTGATGATATTGAAGAAGCACCGACAGTATATAACTTTCAGCCTCCTATGGATATTGCGAAGGTTCGGTCAACTTATTGGAAAGATGCTTCTGAAATTAACATGAACATCAACCGTTGGATTGGTCGTACGACTACATGGAAAGGTTTTTATCAGATGTTTGATTTTCATGAAAAATTCTTAAAACCTGCTGGTAAATCCACTGTAATGGAAGGTCTTGAACGTTCCCCTGCTTTTATTGCAATTAAGGAAAAAGGTATTCCGTATGAATATTACGGTAATCGTGAGATTGATAAAATGAATCTCGCGCCGAATCAACCGGCACAAATCCTAGATTGTTATATTAATAGTGAAATGCTTGAACGAATGAGTAAATCTGGCTTTGGATATCAGTTGAGTAAACTTAACCAGAAATACTTACAACGCTCACTCGAATATACTCATCTTGAATTAGGTGCTTGCGGTACAATTCCTGTTTTCTGGAAATCTACTGGCGAAAATTTAAAATTCCGTGTTGATAATACTCCTTTGACCTCGCATGATAGCGGTATCATTTGGTTTGATGAAAATGACATGGAATCAACATTCGAGCGTATTAAAGAACTGTCATCTGACCGAGCTCTTTATGACCGTGAGCGAGAAAAAGCATATGAATTTTTGTATCAGCATCAAGATTCAAGCTTCTGCTTTAAAGAACAGTTTGACATTATTACAAAATAAAGGGCTTCGGCCCTTTAGCTTTATACGGAGTTTGATATAATGATATTTCTTGGATATGTGATACTTTTTCTTGCATTCTATCTATTCACTAGAGCATGTTGGATTGGGTTCTTTAGCACTCCAGATGGATTTATTTCAATAATTTTATTTTGCATTTCAATGACGGTTCTTGATATATGAAAATTTTAAATTTAGGTGATTGGCATTTAGGCGTTAAAGCTGATGATGAGTGGATTCGCGGTATTCAAATTGATGGAATTAAACAAGCAATAGAATATTCTAAGAAAAATGGAATTACTACCTGGATTCAATACGGTGATATTTTTGATGTGCGAAAAGCGATCACACATAAAACTATGGAGTTTGCCCGTGAAATAGTTCAAATGCTTGATGACGCTGGAATCACATTACACACTATTGTAGGAAATCACGATCTCCACTATAAAAATGTAATGCATCCAAATGCCTCTACTGAGCTTTTGGCTAAATATCCTAATGTTAAAGTATATGATAAGCCTACTACAGTAGATTTTGACGGGTGTTTGATTGATTTGATTCCTTGGATGTGTGAAGAAAATACTGGTGAAATTCTTGAGCACATCAAAACTTCATCTGCTTCTTTTTGTGTTGGTCACTGGGAACTGAATGGATTTTATTTTTATAAAGGAATGAAATCTCACGGTCTTGAACCTGATTTCCTTAAGACTTATAAAGAAGTGTGGTCTGGTCACTTCCATACTATTTCTGAGGCTGCAAACGTCAGATATATTGGGACACCATGGACACTAACTGCAGGTGACGAGAATGACCCTCGTGGGTTCTGGATGTTTGATACAGAAACAGAACGAATGGAATTTATTCCAAACAATACTACCTGGCATCGTAGAATTCATTATCCATTTAAAGGAAAAATTGACTATAAAGATTTTACAAATCTATCAGTACGTGTTATAGTAACTGAAGTAGACAAAAATCTGACGAAGTTCGAATCTGAACTAGAAAAAGTTGTGCATTCATTACGAGTTGTGTCAAAGATTGATAACTCTGTCGAGTCAGATGACAGTGAAGAAGTTGAAGTTCAATCGCTTCAGACATTGATGGAAGAATACATTAATGCAATTCCAGACATCACTGATTCTGACCGTGAAGCACTTATTCAATATGCAAATCAGCTATATGTAGAGGCAACACAATGACTTTTGATGAATTTAAAAATGCTATGATGTGTCAGCATTTTAAATGTGAAGTGAAAGATGATGTTGGGCATAAAGAAATTATTGAATATTGGTTTGAACCGTTAGAGGTTGAAGATAATTGTATTAAAAAGGTTACAGTCTGCACTGACTGGGCTGTATCCTTTAACTTCAACATTTTAGATAATGACACACCTAAATCATTACGAGATATGGCTGTATCTTGTATTAAGGATGCGTATTGTGAAGTTTTCGACATTTGACACTAATGATGAATTCATAGCAAACATTGATTATACCGAAGAAGATTCTAGATATGTTGGAATAATTTATATCACATCAAAAACAGCACAAGGCGTTGTTTGCATGGCTGAATTTGATGAATGCTTTTTAGATTATGATGGTATGATAGAATGGTCTAAAAGATACATTAAAAGGAATCTTTTGTGAAGAATTTTAAACTTAATAGAGTAAAATATAAAAATATAATGTCAGTTGGTCAAAATGGGATTGACATTCAACTAGATAAGGTTCAAAAAACTCTTATTACTGGACGAAATGGCGGTGGTAAGTCTACTATGTTAGAAGCCATCACATTTGGGCTTTTTGGTAAGCCATTTCGTGATGTAAAGAAAGGTCAATTAATAAACAGCACAAATAAGAAAGAACTTTTAGTTGAACTGTGGATGGAATATGATGAGAAAAAGTACTATATCAAAAGAGGACAAAAACCAAACGTTTTCGAAATCACCGTTAACGGTACACGTCTTAATGAATCTGCCAGCAGTAAAGATTTCCAAGCAGAATTTGAACAGCTTATCGGAATGTCATATGCCAGTTTCAAGCAGATTGTTGTCCTTGGTACAGCAGGGTATACCCCTTTCATGGGTTTGTCGACCCCTGCACGAAGAAAGCTTGTGGAAGACCTGCTCGAGGTAGGAACATTAGCTGAAATGGATAAGCTTAATAAAGCACTAATACGCGAATTAAATTCACAAAACCAAGTGCTTGATGTCAAAAAAGATAGTATTATCCAACAAATTAAAATATATAATGATAACGTTGAACGCCAGAAAAAATTAACGGGTGACAACCTTACTCGTCTGCAAAATATGTATGATGATTTGGCAAAAGAAGCTAGAACGCTAAAATCGGAAATAGAAGAAGCTAACGAAAGATTAGTTAATATTGTTTTAGACGAAGACCCGACTGATGCATTTAATAAAATCGGTCAAGAAGCATTTTTAATTAAATCAAAAATTGACTCGTATAATAAAGTCATTAATATGTATCACGAAGGTGGATTATGTCCAACCTGTTTGTCACAATTAAGTTCCGGTGATAAAGTTGTTTCTAAAATTAAAGATAAAGTTTCTGAATGTACGCATTCATTTGAACAGCTTTCAACACATCGTGATAATTTAAAAGTTCTTGTTGATGAATACCAAGATAATAATAAAACCCAGCAGTCGTTGGCAAATGATATTCGCAATAAAAAGCAATCTTTGATCGCAGCAGTAGATAAAGCTAAAAAGGTTAA